CAAACGCACGGGAGGTATGGATTCCACGAAACACGACAACTTGACTGGGTTGAATGGGAATTTCCCGGTATTCCGTGCTATTCTCGCGCCCTTGAACACGTTCTTTACTCCGATTGACTAAGTAGCGGAATAACTCCCCACGAGTCGTACCTCCATCACGAGTCGTTTGATTTTATATTACGGAGGACGAGATAATGGTAGTTACCCAAAGTAATTGGCCCTCCATTGTACAACGGGACCTTACCGAGGTGTTCTTGGAGCAATGGAGGGACTTCACGTCCGTCCTTCCGATGTTGTTCCGCTACGTTGAAGCCCAGCAGGGAACAGAGAATGATCTGGAAGCTGGGGATATCGGTGCGGTGCCGGAGTACACTGGACAAATCGCGTTTGATGAGTTCAAAGAGGGGTTTAAGAAGCAGACATCGGAGATCGAGTACGCACTCGGTCTCAAGATACAACGTCGCCTGCTTCGAAATGATCTCTACGATGTCGTAAGAAACAGTGTAGGCCTGCTCGCGCAAGCGTTTAGGCAGAAGCAGGAGTCGATCGGCGCTTCGATATTCGCAAACGCCTTCACGACCGTCCATACCGTCGGCGATGGACTTGCGTTGTGTTCCACGGCGCACACGTCCGCTGTCGGCGGATCGGACCAGTCCAACTCGGGCACCTCGGCGCTCTCTGCGGCCAACGTGGAGTCGACCCGAATCCTGATGGTCCAGTTCGTCACCAACCGGGACAACATCCGGACCGCACGCCCGGATCTTCTTCTGGTGCCGACGGATCTGCACCAGACGGCGTGGGAGATCGTCAATTCCTACGGGAAGCCCGGGACGGCGAACAACGACAAGAACTTCCAATTCTATAAGCTTGATCCCCGGCCTTTAACCCCCGGCCGTCCTCTACTTTCGTGATAACTCCCCCGCCGCCATCAGCCGTAAGAGACCCACCGTCATTCGAATGCCGGCTTAGATCGGCTGGGAAACCGCATATTCGACAGTAAACCTTCCTTCGCGGCGAGGGCTTAGCATCGGGCTGATCCTTGCCAGGGCGCTCGTTATTGGGGCGCAGACGCCCATCGCGCGCCGTGGGTGTAGGAAACCAGGACTGAAACGATAGGCCATCGCGTAGCCGAGCAATAAGCGGCCGACGATACCCGCGATTCGATCCTGTGTCAGGCATTTACGCGCTTCCCTTCGGAGGCGATCCTGCAGGCGCCACAGCCTGTTCCCATTCTTTCGTATGGTCAATCATCACACCGAGATCCTCCGGATGGCGATGTTGATCGCGGTATTCCTTCGTGACGCGAGCTTTAACATTCATACGAACGTGCCCCATCCGGTTCCCCTCGCCGGCATGGCGACCAAAAAACTCCCTTTCTGCCTTTGTAATCTCGTCTTCATCGTCTGGGTTTGGGGGCTCAGGATTCCGACCGCCAGCAGGTACAGGCACACCCGGTGGCAGTGCGTCGCCAGTCTTCCGCGGGGGTGTATTCGCCGCCGGGACCGATCCGCGGCCGAACTTGACCGCGATGTCCCACTGCTTCGCGAATTGCTTCGGATCAGCCTTGACCTCGTTGGGGAGATCATTCATATAGCTCCGAACATGCGACTCGATCTTCGAGAACTGCTTATCGCTAGACTTGGCTTTGTCGATCTCCGTGTCGACATTATCCCGGGCCGTAAGCCTGGCTTGGAGTTGCGCGTTCTCCTGCCTGATAGGAGCGACGACGTTGTTGACCATTTCCCAATTAGCCTGAATCTGGTTGCGATCTTGACCAAATTTCTGCTCCAAGGCGACCCACTGTTCCTCGGTCAACTGCTCGCTACCGGCGGGGGCCGCCGCGGCTGGGGCTGCAGGCGTTTCTTTCGACTTGAGCGCATCCGCGTGATCCGTATCTGCCTTGGCCGACGCTGTTTGCGCATCTGATAAAGCCGTCCGCATCTCATCGTCGGTCATTTCCTCTAAAGGCTTGCTCGGTTTCCAGGCCATAATCCTCTCCTTGCTTTTAGTGGGCCACCAGGCCACCCTTGGCCCGTGCCTCTGTCACGATGCTCTTCATCTTCGAGACTTCCTCGCGCATTTTGTCGAGGCGATCCTGGTCGACATCCAAATCCTTCAGGACATCTACTAAAGCCGCAATCCGCCCACCAAGGCCTCGAACCTTAGCGAGATCCTGCGAGTCGCTTTGACCCGGGGCTATCGCCAATGCGACTAATTCCCGCTCCGCAACAGAAAGGCCAACCTTGACTGCTGTCGACAGCATATCTATCGCCGGATGCCCCTTGCCGTTCGCCATAGTTTCCACTTGAGCAATCCGCGCCTTCTTTTGGCCGATCGCTGTTTCCGCCTTCTCGTAATCCTTCTTTTCCCATCGCTCTCTGTTCATCGATCTCCTCGTGGTGCGCCATTTGAGAATGCCAGCATCGCTTCTTGATTCGGTGTAGGTGCGCCGAGATCAGGTTCTCCGCCTGCGCCTGTCGGCGGTTGATTTCCCTGCTCTAAAATCCCATCGATCATGCCCTTGGCCTTCGGGTCATTCATCGGAATCGTCAATTTCTGAGGATCTGCCAGCCTAGACGCGAATACCAAACGATTCCAGAGTTCAAGAAGTACTTGCGGCTTAGATTGAAGCACGAGCGGATTCTGCCCGCCGATTGCCGCAACGCCCATGATCTTCTCCATCTCGATCTCGGGCGATAGGCTGATGTCCTCGACTTTTAAGTCCCACCCAGTATTTTCCAATGCGAACAAATCTCGGCTTGCTTCCTCATAAGTAACCTTGCGCGATTCGTTCTCGATCTTCCCGTAGGTGATTTCCTCCGGGCCGTTTTGGGCGTACAGAGCCGATTGGAGTTCAAGGACAAGATGAACCGACCGGCGCCATTCGCCGACCAAATCCTCAAGGCGAGCGTTAGCCAGCCGGATCTGCGACAAATGCTTCGCTGCCGGTGCCTTCGGGTCGGCCGGACTCTCCTGCCCACTTAGGGCCATCCCGGGGCCTAGTCGGAACTCGAGGTATCGAATTACCCCACGTTCCTCATCGAGTGATTCATTTGTGCGTGACAATGACGTGATTTGAAGCTGCCGTGGAGACATATCCTCTTTCATTAGGTTATCGGGCAGCCAAAACGTAATTCCGGGCCGGAAAATACTTGCCTCTGATCCGAAATCGACGTAATCCTTGGCACTCTCAGGGCACAAAAATGCCGGTGAGTCGGTGATCGCTCGCACATTTTGGCGATGGCGATTTAAGTCATCTACCATCCGGAACTGAGAATAACCGTCCTCGACGAAAGACACGCCAAGCAGACGACCGTCGCGTCGGATAAACCGGAAGGGGACCACGCAATCGATGTTCTTGCGAAGACGATATCGCTCTATTTCTAGGAATTTGCGGGAATTGAGATTGTAGGTGGCGAGATACTTCTCTGGGATGCCGTCCTCGTCAATATCGTAGCGGATGACGATCTTGTAATTTTCGAGCAACTTGACTTGATCGCCATCCCGGGAGATTCCCTCGACTCGTTCGCGGCTCAACGACCACTGATCGTCACTGCCGTAGCCGCTCACGCCGGCGATTGCGACATCAACCGGCTCCTTATCGTAAAGCTTGCGCTTGGCCTTATGGCGAACCTCCTGTTCGTCCTCGAAGAACTGCCGGCCATACATAAAGCAATCTGGACTCAACCTCTCGGCCGACAATGGATACGAAACGAACCGGGCCAAAGGGACCAGATAGAAGTCTGGAGCGTTGCGCGTTACCTCATCTTTGAGAAATTCAACGTGAACCTTCCCATCAAGAGATAATAGATGCTCTTCAATTTCGTTATACAGATCTTCGCCAACGCCAGCATCCTCGGAAGATGGGTACGATTTCTTGAACTCCTCGATCGTCTCGTACATCTTCACGTCGACGACCTTCTCTATCCGCCGCTCCCATTCGCCCCACACCATGGCAGTACCATCGCGGAAGATCACGACCGGCGTGTCCTTGAGCGTCTCATTTAGATTGCTGTCATGCTCTGAGAGCCAATTGACAGCGGACTCGAGCTTATTGCGATCCTCGGCTTGCTTGCCATCCTTAGAGGTGGCAACGTAAGGCGTATGGTCGGAGAACACCGCACGCGAGAATGTGGCCCGCAGAGTGCGAGCCATACCGGGCGCGATTCCCATCGTAACCGTCGAGGCGCCCGGCCACGGGAATGATACTGGCTCCGTAACGCCTTCCATATGGTCGTTGTATTTTCGGAGGCGATTGTGCAGGTCGCTCGCTCCGGATTTCCAACGATCGATCCATTGACCGATCTTTAACTCCAACGCCTTCTTCTGATCCGACGACATCACACGCCGCCGGCGCCCCAAGCGCCGAGTTTCCTGGGACGCCGGCACCTCCAAATCAGCCGGTTCGTTTAGCTCTACTTCTAGCACGGGCTAGGTGTTAGAGCTCCCGTTAATCGTGCCGGTCTGCTTGCGCTGCCCGGGCATCTTCTTCTTACCGCCAAGGCGGGTGAAGCCGACCGGACCGCCAGGAGCGGGTTTGCCCTTGTTCAGGCCAGGCCATTGCGGCTTGCGCGCGCCAGGGACGACCTGAGACTTACTCCCGCGACCGGCGCCAATCAGGTCGTTGTCGTTGGGTGCCCCGTTGAAAGATGAGAAATCCTGGAACTTAGTCGGTTTGCGCTTGCTGATGTGGTGGCCGGCGTAGAGCGTGCCGGTGCCCTTGCCGAGATAGGTCGATACGTGTTCTTTGGTTGGCTTCCCGGTGCCTTTGCCGTAAGCCGTGGACGTTTGAGGGGTATGGGTCGTGCCGGTTTTGTTGCTGTATCCCCGGCGCTTGTTGCGCTGGTAGTTAACTTGCTCGTGCATCGAGAGCCTCCAGTGCCAACGGCGTCCCGTTGGGCGGGTTGGACGACTCTCAGAGGATGCGACAAGTAGGGATTGAGGTTAAAACGACTCTAGACTAATATTATGACAGATTTTTCTCCAATTTCACAGTGGTGAATATCTCGATTTAAGACGGTGCGCTCGAAACTGAATCACCCCCGCCTTTAAACGCGTTTGTATTTTGTGAAGTAACCCGCAATCACAACAGGCAATACGGTAGTTTTCTGTCGGAGTAATCCACCTTGTCCAAC